GCCCGAGGTTTGACTACAACCCGACGACTCTGGCGGCTAACGGGCTGCTGATTGAGGAGCAGCGGACGAATTTGCTGACGTATAGCGATGATGTTTCCTCTTGGGCCAGTAATGTTTCAGTGTTTGTCACGGCAAACGCAACGACCGCTCCAGATGGGGCATCAACTGCGGACAAGGTTGGTTCTGCCACAACTGGTACGGGGTTTTATGCACAACAGAACGCAAATATAGCGACAACAACCACCTATACAGGTTCGGTGTATTTGAAAGCCGCTGAAGTATCTTCTGGCATTCAAGTTCTTCTTAGTTCTGCTGCGTTGTGGCCAACCGGAAGTAATCCCATCATTACCGTAAATTTGGCCAACGGAACTATTACTGCATCAGGCAATGTTACTGGGTCATCAATTACGGCTGTGGGCAACGGTTGGTATCGCGTAACGCTGACACAGGCATCTGTGGGCGCGGGTACAAGCGGATTGCGGGTTATTCCTACTGGAGTTGCTGGCAACGGGACTGACGGTCTGTTCATCTGGGGCGCTCAACTAGAAGCAGGCTCCACGACTACAACCTATATCCCTACCGTAGCCTCCCAGGTAACCCGAGCAGCGGACTCGGCAGTGATGCTTGGGGACAACTTCCTGACTTGGTTCAACTTTGCTCAGGGGACCGTGGCGGCATCCTGGGATGTTGTTGGCATAGATACTACTCTTCGCCGTGGCGTCTGGGGGACTACTGATGCGGGCAATCAACGACTTGCTTTGAGGGCATTAGATTTTGCTGTTAGCAATCCGATTGCTGCGGTTGGTACAGGCACAACAGTTGTTAGTCTGAACGGAGTTGCCTACGCGGCAAACACGCCGGTCAAAGTGGCTATTGCTTACGGCTCCAATTCGGCGTTGGCGCAAAACGGTGGGAATCTGGCTACCGATGCGTCTGCGAACTCCATTGCTGGAACTTCGTTTTCAATCGGGACTACTTCTGCTGGCTCCCCTCTCAACGGCCACATCCGCTCTATCAGCTACTACAACCAACGCCTGCCTAACGCAACTTTGGCGAGCATCACATCATGACCGACGAAACCCTAATCGAGCCCATCGTCACCGAGGGCTACTGCGACTACATGGTGGTTTTCGCTGATGAAGCGGAAGCTCTGTCAGTCCTGTACGAATTAGTACCAATCACTCATCAGCAGGTACGCAAAGATGTCGAAGTTACTAATTACTTGATCAAAGGCGATGCTGACAGCAACTTTGAGGACTACACCACAACCACGCTAGAAGACGGCATGGAAGTGTTGGACTCATGGCCGATTGTGGTTGGAGCGATTGATTCCGATGCGCCGACAACTATGCTGATCCCCAAGTACACCGCCACCGACATGATCGGCACGATCTACGAGCCTGCGCCTGATCCGGTGCCTGAGAACTACAAGCCGCTGCCGTACACGGGCTACCACGCCAACGTGCGCAACATCGGGCCAGCTTCAGAACTTGACCCATTCGTTGTGACCCCATCTCCCGTAACCCCTCTTCGCGTATGGGCGTGATATGGCTAAGTCACCTGCTTGGCAAAGGAAAGAAGGCAAATCCGAGGCCGGTGGCCTCAACGCCAAGGGCCGCGCCTCCTACAACCGGGCAAATCCCGGCAAGCCTGGGCTGAAAGCGCCACAACCCGAAGGTGGCCCTCGCCGTGATTCATTTTGCGCCCGGATGAAGGGGATGAAGGCTAAACTCACCAGCGAGAAGACGGCCAAGAACCCCAACAGCCGTATCAATAAAAGCCTGCGGGCATGGAAGTGCTGAGTGACTTATGGAAGCCACAATACTCTGGAACCTCGTCCTGACCATCCTGATTGGTGCAGTGGCGTTCTTCATGTCTTCCAAGTTCAAGGAGATTGACAGGTTGTCCATCCTGCTCAACCGCACGCGGGAAGAGATTGCCCGTGATCACATCACGAGGTCTGAGTTCCGGGCCGACATGAAAGAGTTGCTGGAGCGCTTTGACAGAATCGAAGCCAAGCTAGATACTCTGCGGAGCAAGCAAGTTGCCAGTTAAATCCGATGCTCAGCGGCGTCTGATGTACGCAGCACTGAAAGATCCCAAGGGCACAGGCATCCCCCGTAGCGTTGCCGAGAAGTTTGTTGGTCCCAAAGCACATGCCGAAGGAGGCATCATGAAAGAGTCGAAGAAGATGGTTGGCAAGGAACTGGCCTTCATGAAGAAGAAGGGCGCTCCGAAGTCCATGATCAAGCACGAGACGGCTGAAGCCAAAGGCAAGGGCTACGCCCGTGGCGGCGGTATCGAGTCCCGTGGCAAGACCAAGGGCAAGATGGTCAAGATGATGGGCGGCGGAAGCTGCTGAGGAGCCGAAAATGATGCGATCCAAAGGCATCGGTGGCGCAACCGCCGAAGAGATGAGCGCGTACCACGCGAAAAAGCGCCCTGCTGATACTCCCCCTGCGGGGGTCAAAGCTGATCTGGACGCTATGAAGCAAGAGAAGGCCAACGAAGCGGGTATGAAGGCCCACGAGGGCCGGAAACTTGCCAAAGGCGGCAAAGTCAAAGGCTACGCCAAAGGCGGCGTGACCCGCGCTGACGGCTGCGTTTCCAAGGGCCATACCAAAGGCAAGATGGTGTAATCATGCGCCAAAGCAGAGGCATGGGCGCTATCCGCCCGGAACTGAAGAAGCGCCGGGACAACACCGACTTTCTGGAAGGTGGCAAGCGCCATGCCCGCAGGGACAACACGGACTTCACGGAGTACGCCGAGGGCGGCAGCGTGAACGAAGCTGGCAACTACACCAAGCCTGGGATGCGCAAAGCCCTGTTCAACAAGATCAAGGCGCAAGCTACGCATGGCACGGGGGCAGGCGAATGGAGCGCGAGGAAGGCGCAGCTTCTTGCCAAGCAGTACAAGGCCAAGGGCGGCGGGTACAAGGACTGAAATGAAAGCCCCGCAGCAGAGTCTGAAGGACTGGACCGCGCAGAAGTGGACGACCAAAAGTGGCAAACCTTCTAGCAAGACCGGCGAACGCTACCTCCCTGAGGCCGCGATCAAATCCCTCACTCCTGCTGAGTACGCTGCCACCACTCGGGCCAAACGCGCAGGTAAAGCCGCAGGCAAGCAGTTCGTCAAACAGCCTCCCAAGGTTGCTGCAAAGACCGCAAAATTTAGGTAAGCCATGACCACATCCGGCACCGCTACGTTTAATCTCGACCTCAACGAGTACGTCGAAGAAGCCTTTGAGCGCTGTGGTGCTGAGTTGCGCACGGGTTATGACTTACGCACTGCAAGACGTAGCCTAAATCTTCTCTTTGCAGACTGGTCGAATAGGGGGATTAACCTCTGGACAGTAGAGCAAGGCTCTCAGGTTTTGACCCCCGGCACAGCTACCTACACGCTGCCCGCCGATACGGTGGACCTGATTGAGCATGTGATTCGCACGGGTGCGGGCTCTGCATCGACGCAGACGGACCTGACCATCACGCGCATCTCGGTTTCTACCTACTCGTCCATCCCGAACAAGTTGCAGCAGGCAAGGCCGATTCAGGTCTACATCAACCGCCAACAAGCTGCCCCGACTTTCACGGTGTGGCCGGTGCCTGACAACTCACAGACCTACACGTTCGTCTACTGGCGCTTGCGCCGCATACAGGACGCTGGTGCGGGTGGTACGTACACGCAAGATGTGCCGTTCCGTTTCCTCAATGCTTTGGTGGCTGGACTGGCGTATTACTTGTCCATGAAGATCCCTGGCGCGATGGAGCGTATGCAGGCGCTGAAGCAGCAGTATGACGAGGCTTGGGATCTGGCTTCGACGGAAGACCGTGAGAAGGCGGCGGTGCGGTTTGTGCCTCGCCAGATGTTTATCTCATGAGCAACCGTTTTGCAAACGGTGCAAAGGCATTCGGGTTCTGTGACCTGTGTGGGTTTCGTTTCGTCCTGAAAAAGCTCAAGAACCTGACGGTAAAGACCAAGCAGACTCAGATCAAAGCGTGTCCTCAATGCTGGACGCCAGATCACCCACAGTTGCAACTGGGTATGTACCCGGTCAGCGACCCAATTGCCATACGAGATCCTCGTCCAGACACAAACACTTGGTATGCCTCGGGTCAAACTGCTCTTGGGACCATCGGTGAAGGCAGTCGCGTGATTGAGTGGGGCTGGGCTCCGGTGGGCGGGTCCAGTGGTTTTGATGCGCCCCTGACGCCGAACAGCTTGGTTGGCGTGGGATATGTTGGTACAGTCACGATCAGCGTGACCTAAACACAAGGAGTCCGAAATGGCAGAGAAAGACACCAAGGCAATGGCTGCGCTCAGGGCGCATGCCAAGAAGTCCGCAAAGGAAGCCCACGGTTTCAAGAAGGGTGGTCCGACCACCGAGGATCGACTGAAGTACGGGAAGAACCTTTCCCGCGCCATGAACCAGAAGACGGGCTGACATCATGATGAAAGCCAAAAAGCTCGCCCCCGCCAAATCGGGGCAACCTCAAGAGATTGAGACCCTCAAGGACGAGATCTGCATGGTTGTCGGAAATACGGCTATGGGCAGACCGCCCGCTGCCAAAACGTCTGGCATCAAGCAACGTGGGTCTGGTGCTGCTACGCGAGGCTTCATGTCCCGTGGGCCGATGGCGTGAGGTGAGTTGTGCGGTACGGCAGTGTGTATTTACTAACCAACCAACATACTGGAGAGCAGTATGTGGGACAGACTATTAAGTCTGTTACAAGACGTTGGTACGCGCACTGTATTTCCGCACAAAACCCAAAATTTAATGTTTCGCACAACATTGCAAAGTATGGTAAAGATGCTTTTGATGTGCGCGAAATGTTTGTTGCATTTGACAAAGCCGCGCTCAACAGTGCAGAAAAAGCCCTAATAGCGACGTTCAAGCCTATTCTTAATGCAACAAGCGGCGGCGCTGGAAGCCCAAGAAAAGTAAGCGCTGAGGAGTGTGCGGCACGCTCTGAAGCGGCGAAGCGTAGATGGGCTGATGCTGAATGGAAAGCAAAAACTGTAGAAAGCCTTAAACGCGCAGTTAGGCCCGCTGTACCGTATGAAGTGTTAAGACAGCGCGGGCTTCGCGTTTCGTCTCAGAGATGGGAAGGGCATATAAAGAAGACGCGAGTTGCCAATGGAACGGAAGCAAGAACCGCCCAGAGGGCTGAGCTAACTACACAGACATGGCAGAGTCCTGAAATACGAGCAAAACGAATTGAGGGGCTGCGCCAAGCTAATACGCGACCAGAAGTTAAAGCTAAGAGGGCTTTGGCAAGCATGGGGCGCATCATGCCACGTGCTTCAGTAGAAAAAGCGGCTCGCGCAAAATGGAAACCCGTATACTGTCCCGAACTGCAAATTTCCTTTTTGAGTCAAAAGCATGCGTCGGAGTTTTTGGGTGTGCTAAAAACAACCGTTAATAATGCTATTAAACAGAAAGGCAAGGTACAACGAAAGTTTACCTTGGAAATGGTGGCTTAAATCGACTACCAAAGCCTGAAAACTGCCTGCGAGGATTACGTAGAAAACACGTTTTCCGCGACTGACTTCGCCACAATGACGAAGTTGGCGGAGCAGCGCATCTACAACGCGGTCCAACTCCCTACACTGCGCAAGACCTCAACGCTGTCTCTGACGGGGCAGAACGTCAACGCGCCCACGGACTTCTTGGCTGCTTACAGCCTTGCGGTGGTGCTGGCTACGGGCAGCTACGAGTTCCTCCTGAACAAGGATGTGAACTTCATCCGTGAGGCGTACCCTGACCCTGCGGTAACCGGGACCCCAAAGTACTACGCTTTGAACGGCACCACCACGCCGCTGGTGCAGCGGTTCTTGTTTGGCCCCACGCCGCCTTTGTCGCCGCTGCTGTCTGCGGAACTGAACTACTTCTACTACCCCGAGAGTATCGTCACGGCCACCAACACATGGCTGGGTGACAACTTTGACTCCGTGCTGTTCAACGCGGTGCTGGTCGAAGTTGCTCGGTTCATGAAGCAGGAGCAGGACATCGTGGCGATGATGGACAAAGAGTATGCGCAGTCTCTGACGCTGTTGAAGAACCTGGGTGATGGCAAGGACCGCCAGGACGCCTACCGAAGTGGGCAAGTCAGAACAAAGGTGATCTAAATGGTTTTGGTGCAAACGCTATGCTCTTCGTTCAAACAAGAGTCATGGCTGGGTATTCATGATTTGGATACCGATGTTCTGAAGATGGCGCTCTATACGAGCGCCGCTTCTCTTGGTGCTGACACCACGGTCTATACCGCTACGGAAGAAGTCTCTGGTACGAACTACACCGCAGGCGGCGAAGTGTTGGTCAATGTTCAGGTCTTGCTTTCCGGCACGACTGCCTACTGTACGTTTGACAACCCAGTCTGGACCGGCGTTACTTTCACTGCCCGTGGGGCGCTGATTTACAACGAGACCAAGGCCAATCGCGCTATTGCTGTGTTGGACTTCGGTGCCGACAAAGTTGCGGGCCCCAACTTCACGGTGCAACTGCCCACGCCCACTGCCACCACGGCACTTCTGCGCTTCGCGTAAGGTAAATCATGGCTTCATACACCACAAGTCTTCGGCTGGTTCAGCCTTCTGACGGCGATGTCAACTGGGGCACGACGGTCAATAACGGGCTGACTGCGTTGGTTGACACAGCGGTGGCAGGCACTGCCACGATCACCATGACGGCGGCGAACTACACGCTGACCAGTGCAAATGGCGCTACCGACGAAGCTCGGGCTATGTTCTTGTCCCTGACAGGGACTCCAGGCGCTTCGTACCAAGTGATCTGCCCTGCGGTCAGCAAGCTGTACTTTGTCACCAACAGCACAGGTTTTGCCCAGACGTTGAAAACACCGTCTGGCTCCGGCATCTCCATCCCCAACGGGCGGTCGATGATGCTGCGGTGCAACGGCACCGACGTAGTTGATGCTGTAACAAACTTTTCGTCCCTTGCGATTGGCAACGCAGCTTTTGCGTTGTCGGGTGGCTTCAATGTCACCTTCACGACGACGGGCACCACGACCCTGACCTTGCCGACCACAGGCACGCTGGCTTCGTTGGCAGGGACCGAGACGTTTACCAACAAGCGTATCACCAGCCGGGTCAGTTCTACAGCCAGCATCACCTCACCGCTTGCTTGGAACAGCAACAACTTTGATCAGTACGCAGCCACAGCGCAGGCTGGAGCGCTGACCTTCAACGCGGATGCCGGAACGCCCACAGACGGGCAGAAGATCATCTTCCGCATCAAGGACAACGGCACTGCTCGGGCGCTGACTTGGACCACGGGAACTTCTAACAGCTTTCGTGCTGTGGGCGTGACGCTGCCGACTACAACGGTCATCAACAAAACGGTTTACGTTGGCTGCATCTACAACGCAGCAGACAGCCGGTGGGATGCGGTGGCTGTGGCCCAGGAGGCTTAAATGGCTGACAGGTACTGGGTAGGCGGCACTGCAAGCTGGGATGCTACTGCGGGCACTAAGTGGGCTACTACGTCTGGTGGGGCCGGAGGTGCTTCGGTTCCAACGTCGGTTGATAACGTGTTTTTTGACGCGGCCTCCGGTGCAGTTACCGTTACCGTATCTGCCACAGCCGACTGCGCAGACCTGACTTTCACCGGGTTTACGGGGACTTTTGCCGGGACTTCAGCGCTTAATGTTTACGGCAGTCTTACGCTTTCCACGGGCATGACGCGGACTTACTCTGGTGCGCTGTCAATGCTTGCAACTACGAGTAAAACAATTACTTCAAACGGCAAAACCCTTGGGCCTATAACTTTTGCCGGTATTGGCGGAACTTGGGTGTTGCAGGATGCTTTTTCAAGCGGTGTTATTACACACAATAGCGGCACTTTAGACACTAATGATGTTAGTGTGCAGTGCTCATACTATTCTACTTTGTCTGGGTCAGGGCAAACACTACTATTAAAATCATCTACATTCACTTGTACTGCACTTCCGCAAGCATGGTATATGAATACCGGGGGAAGTACAACAGTAAATGCGGGCACGTCAACTATAAGACTTACGGGCAACGGCACTATTTTTGGCGGTGGCAACAAAACATATAATAATCTAAGTATTGGCGGTTCGGTAGGAATAACCACGCTGCGTATTACTGGCAGTAACACCTTTAACACAATTTCCACCACCAAAACTCAAGCGCACACGATCCGGTTTACCGCAGGCACTACAACAACAGTAGCTAATTGGACGGTAAGTGGTACATCAGGGAATGTTGTAACGCTTGATAGCACTGTTGCAGGATCACAGTTCACGCTAGTAAAAACAGGCGGCGGCACAATCACGGTGGATTACGCAGACATCAAAGACAGCGCCGCATCTCCTGCCAGTACTTGGTATGCGACCAATTCAACAGATAGTGGTAATAACACGAATTGGACATTTGGCGCTCCACCATCATCCAGCGCATTCTTCACATTTTTCTACTGAAGCCGTATGGACGCAGATGAAATCAAACTGCTGAAGGCTCAGGCGCAGGCTGAACTCAACCGGCTTGAAGCCCAGAGCAGTGCCAAGGAAGTCGCTGGCAAAGCCATCGGCAAGCAAGGACTCTTCTATATCACGTTCATTGTGGTTATCGGGGTTCTGGCTTCGTTGGCGCTTGACTCAGAAAAGATCGCGGCAGTCATGGGTCTGCTGGGCGCTGCGCTCACGGCGCTTATCTCCATGCTCAACGGCATCGCTGGAGCCAATCCCAAGCAGGAAAAGCCCGAGTTTGAAGTCATCAAGTCCCTGATTGAGAAGCTCGACCGACTTGATCGGCCTGAGCAAGCGATGCGGGTTGACGTAGCCGATGGCAAGGTTACAGTTACCAAGGGTGATGACTCTGTCACCACAAGGAATTAAACATGCTTGAAGCATTATTTTCTTTTCTCGGCGGTTCTGTATTCCGCATGATTTGGGGTGAGGTCAGCGCTTGGCATAACAAGAAGCAAGACCACAAGTTTGAGATTGACCGCCTGCGCCTTCAAGCGGATCTTGACGCTGCTCAACATCAGCGTACTCAGGAGATGCTACGTCTTCAGAACGAACTGGGTATCAAAACGGTAGAAGCCAAAGCTGAGGCCGACGTGGCTACGGCAGAAGCAGATGCCTTTGTGAAGGCGATGGAAAACGCCTTCAAGCCCACGGGCTGGGCTGTTGTAGATATTTGGAACGGTATTATTCGTCCGTCTGCCGCAACCATCGCGCTGGTGCTTTGGATTCTCAAGCTCCACTCCCAGAACTGGCTGATGCAGGAGTGGGACATCACGCTTGCCGGGACGGTGCTGGGTTTTTTCTTTGCCGACCGGAGCCTCGGAAAGCGTGGAAAATAAGGCTATACAGGTTGCGCGAGACCTCTGTCTCGTCTTTGAGGGCATGTACCTCAAGCCATACCTTTGCCCGGCCAATGTGCCAACGATTGGTGTTGGCTCCACGTTCTACGAATCGGGTGCGCGTGTTACGCTTGCTGATCCTGCGATCACTCGTGAGAGAGCGATGGCGCTACTGGAGTGGGAACTAGCCCACTGCCTGCCAAAGGTCAACCGACTTTGCCCTGGTCTCAAGGATTGGGGTCCAAAAGCCACAGGAGCCATCTTGGACTTTGCGTTTAACTGTGGCACTGGAGCCTTGTCAGGCAGCACGTTGCGCCGGAGAATCAACGCCGACGATGTAGGCGGCGCACAGGCCGAGTTGATGAAGTGGGTGCGCGGTGGTGGGCGAGTGTTGCCCGGTCTGGTCAAGCGTAGAGCCGCAGAGGCGGCGCTGCTGGGGTAAACATGCCGCTGAAAAAATTACTGTTCAAAGCAGGCGTAAACCGCGAAAACACTCGCTACACAAACGAGGGGGGCTGGTACTCCTGCGACAAGATTCGTTTCCGCCAAGGTACGCCTGAAAAAATTGGTGGGTGGCAAAAAGTCTCAAGCGAACAGTTTCTTGGTGTCGCACGCTCTATCTGGGCATGGGCATCCCTCAGCGGTACTCCGTATGTAAGTATTGGCACAAACCTCAAGTACTACATCGCGCTTGCCAATGGTGGGGTGTATAACGACATCACCCCCCTACGAGACACTACCCCTGCCGGGGCGGTGACATTTGCGGCTGTCACCATAGCGCCCTTTAGCTCCACCATCACGGTAACCGACAACGCTCACGGGTGCACAACGGGAGACTTTGTAACCTTCAGTGGTGTCACAGCGCTTGGCCTGGGCGGCAACATTACCAAAGCGGTACTTGAGCAAAACTACCAAGTAACTGTCACGGGCGCAAACACCTACACCATCACCGCCAAGAGCCCGACAACTGGCCTGCCTGTTACGTCAAACGCTTCGGACACCGGTAATGGCGGCGCAAGTGTTGTGGGAGCCTATGAAGTTTCTGTTGGCGCAGAAATTGAGTCTGCATCATCGGGCTGGGGCGCAGGTGGCTGGGGCGCGGGTGGTTGGGGGACCGGAAGTTCCAGCACCATTTCTATCCGCGTGTGGAACAACGACAACTTTGGTGAAGATCTGATCTACGGGCCCAAAGATGGGGCCATGTATTACTGGGATCAGACCGCTGGTTTGACAACACGCGGTGTTGCGCTAACGTCACTGTCTGGAGCGTCAGATGTGCCAACGGTGCAGCATCTGTTAGCCATATCGGACGTATCTCGTTTTGTCTTGGCGTTCGGGTGCAATGACTATGGGTCTGCAACACAAGATCCAATGTTGATCCGGTGGTCGGATCAAGAAAGCGCAGTGAATTGGACGCCTGCGGCCACAAACCAAGCTGGCAGCTTAACGCTTTCTCACGGCTCCAAGATTGAAGCTGTAGCGCAGGTCCGACAAGAGTTTCTTGTTTGGTCAGATACCGCGCTTTATTCACTGCAGTATCTTGGTCCTCCAATTGTCTGGGGCTCCCAAATTTTGTCGGACAACGTGTCCATCCTAAGTGATCGCGCCTGGGCAACGGCTGCTGGGGTGACTTACTGGATGGGGAATGAGAAGTTCTACAAGTACGACGGTCGAGTGCAAAACCTTGTTTGCGACTTGCGGCAATTTGTATTTACCGACTTTAACTTTTCGCAATCAGAACAAGTTTTCTCAAGCACCAACGAACAGTTCAACGAGATCTGGTGGTTCTACTGCTCAGCAAACAGTACGACGGTAGATCGCTACGTAATTTTCAACTACGTTGAGAACGCGTGGTACTACGGCACGATGGGGCGTACTGCATGGATCGATACAAGCGTCTCAAGTATTGTGCCGCTTTCCACTGACTACAACCGCAGGCTTATTTACCAAGAAACAGGCGTTGACGACAACGCAGATCAGACCCTGCCTATTGACTCGTATATAACTTCGGCAGAATTTGATATTGACGACGGGCACAACTTTGGTTTTGTTTGGCGTGTGTTGCCTGACGTTAATTTTACAGGCTCTACAACAACGAACCCGATTGTCAATTTGACGCTGTTGCCTTTGCAAAACTCAGGCTCAGGTTACACGCGAGGTGTTGTGCCGGTCCCGTCAGTAACGTCTGATATGTCTGTTGCGGGCGAAAATGCGTACCCAGTAGTGCGTAGTGCCACGGTGCCCATCGATCAATTTACTGGGCAGGTAAATATCCGCGTGCGCGGCAGGCAGATGTCTTTGAAGGCTGCGTCGAACCAGATAGGCGTTCAGTGGCAGCTAGGCGCTTGCCGTGTTGACGTTAAACCAGACGGGCGTAAATCGTGACAACTATCTGGGCTGCAATTATCAAGCGCTTCAAAGCGCCTGCACTTCCAAAGCCAACGCTGCAATACGACTCCACCTACTTTGACAATCTTGTCAATGTCCTGCGCCTGTACTTCAACCAACTAGACAACATTCTGGAGCAGATTGTGGCCGCTACAGGAAACGCAGTTCCAGTCTCCATAGGTGGGACCAACGTCGATGCGTTCGGGCGTTTACGCACCAGCGGCCCTTACACGCTGTTTGACTCCCAGAACCGCTACGCCAAGAACGATCTGTTTGATGAGACCACCGCTACGGGCGGCACGGTGACCTATGACGCCAACGCCAGCACGGTGCTGCTAAACGTCACGACAACCTCTGGTAGCTCGGTAGTTCGTCAGTCATATCGCTCGTTCTCGTATCAGCCGGGTAAGGGCCTGCTCTCGCTCAACACTTTTGTGATGGACACGGCCAAGGCCAACGTCCGCACGCGGGTGGGATACTTCAACGAGCAGAACGGCGTCTTCCTTGAGAGAGACGGTACGACCGTCAACATTGTCAGGCGCACATACACCTCTGGCGCGGCAGTGGACACGGTGGTGCCCCAGTCCAGTTGGAACGGAGACAAGCTCGACGGCACCGGAGACTCAGGGTATACCCTCGACCTGACCAAGGCGCAGATCCTCTGGGAAGACTTTGAGTGGTTGGGTGTTGGCTCGGTGCGCATTGGATTTGTGATCGACGGGCAGTACATCGTCTGCCACACGTTCCAGAACGCCAACAATCTGAACTCGGTCTACATGACCACGGCGATGTTGCCGGTGCGTTACGAGATCACCAACACGGGCACTGCGGCAAGCGCCAGCACGCTTAAACAGATCTGCTCCACGGTCATCTCTGAGGGTGGCTACGAGAAGAAGGTTGCGCTGAACGTGGCGCGAATGACAGCGGCCAACGCCGCTATCTCGACAAGTTTTGTCCCGCTTGTTTCCTTGCGGCTTGCCACGGGTCGGACTGGCGCTATCGTGATTCCTGATGGATACTCGGTCCTGCCCACAGCTACTTCGGCCACGACCTTTGAAATTGTGCTGGTCAAGAACCCCACGCTGACCGGAGCCTCATGGGTGGCGTCGGACTCCAGCAATGTGCAGCAAGATCTTTCGGCAACATCGTACACGGGCGGGACCATAGTGCAGCAGCAGTACGTTCTGTCTAGCACCCTGGCAAACGGTATCGCTGCGGGGGTCGGAGACTACAACTGGGACTTGCAGTTTGGCGCAACCATCTCCGGCACCTCGGACATCTACACGCTGGCTGTCCGGGCGCTGAGTGGCACCCACAGTGCCATTGGTAGCCTCTCATTCTGGGATCTGACGTAATGGTCTACCGCCTACAAACTGAGCAGGAGCTTGACGCCTATCCCCAGGATGACTGGGGGTACATCCAAGACATTGTTTCGCCGCCTGCTCCGGCTCTTGCCGCTGCTCTGGCTCCTGCTCCGTTTAATCCAGTCGGGTTCGATTGGTCTCAAGGCATTCAGAACATTGGCGGCACGATCTATCAGCCGCAGTATTCCGGTGCGACAGGCGGCATCGAAGAAGGTACTTTTGTCCCTGGAGAACTTCAAAACGTCCTGCGCTACAAAGAAGGCGCTACTGGGCCTGGGCAGTCTTACGAGATCATTGATCCTGCTACAGGTCAGGTAACCGGCACGGGCAAATTCCAAGAGCAGTCTCACGGGTTCTTTGGTGATCTATGGGACATGGTGAGTCAAGCTGCCTCCGACCTCGCACCTGTTTTGCAATACACACCGGTTGGCCCCGCAGTTGCGGCTATTAATGCGGTAAACGCAGCGCGTTCTGGGGACTTTTTACCAGCAATTGCGTCTGTTGCGGGGTATGGCGGGTACACCGACCTTGCCAATACGGCCAAAGCCGTATCAGCGATTAAGAATGAAGATTATCTTGGCGCGATTGTCCCCGCACTTACTGCTGCGGGCGTAGCTGATGTAGCCGGTTTTAAGACCAAAGATATCGGCAATGTTATCAATGTAGCGCGTGCTATTGAAAGCGAAAATCCACTGGCCTTGTTTAGTGCAGCAGCAAAATTTGCACCCGCTGTATCAGATCAAGCATCTACACCTGTTGGCACGACGATAAATCCAGACACCAACACGCCGATGATCGTTTATGACGATGGATCATCAATTGAATACATACCCGGCAAAGCGGGAACTGCCGGAACCACTATCGTAACTGACACTGAGGGCAGTATCTACCGCCCAGGAAGTAACCCGCTTCTGCCAAGCAATATTGAGGAAGCGCTGTTTGCTGTACAACCTGAATACGGAACACAAGAAGCGATAGATGTGCGGACACAGGAACTGATCAACGAGATTCTTGGCATACCAAGCGCCACGACTGAAGCGCCCGTGCAACCTATTGAAACAACGCAATCCGCCCCTGCGGAAGTGCAAACGTACCCAGTCACTGCAGAACAAAACATAGCGTATACGCCCGAGGAAACGCAGTCCTATATTGAAAGCCTAATCCGTGGCGAAGCGGCACTACCAACGGAAACCCCTGCACAGCAAGTTGAAGTCACTGCGCCCAAGCAGGTAGAAGCTCCGGTAGATGCAGCTGATTACCTCGAAAGCATTCAGCCGCAGCCAGTCCCCATCACGCCTATTGAAGAGTTCAAGTTCCAAGAAGCAAACGTGATGCCGGAGGGGCCTCAGCAGGTAGTGACCACGGCAGAAAAAGAAACGGCGCTGCCAGAAGTTCTTACGCAGCCAACGCCGCAAGACGTACAAGACTACATCCAAAGCGTTATCAATGCTGAAGCGGCGCTGCCTAAGGACGAGACGCAACGAGTTGAAGTAAGTGCCCCCGCGCCCCAATACACACCTGAAGCTCTGGATTTCATACAGAACATAATCCAACAAGAAGCGGCGCTTCCTAAGGACGAGACGCAGCAGTACACCGCTACGGGTCAGCTACCTGACCAGACGTTCTACGAACTGCCAGAAGCACCTGTGGTGCAGGATTTGTATCAGCCTGCGGGAGTGGTTGAAGGTCCATCAAAGATTGACGTAACTGGATCGCTTTACAAGCCTGATGCCGCTGTTATTGAAGATATTGAAAACCTGCTTACCCGGTATGAAGATCAGGGATTCAAGGATGTAACCGAGGCACCGACAGACCAGACAGTTCAGGTGACAGGAGCCAAAGAGACTCCGGAGCCGATCTACGAGCAGCCGCCCACCCCGGAGCCGGAACCAATCTACGAGCAGCCGCCCGCACCGGCACCAACCCCCGCGCCGACTCCAGCACCCGCTCCTGCACCATCTCCCGCTCCTGCACCATTTCCCGCTCCCGCACCATCCCCTGCGCCGACCCCTAGCCCTGCACCGGCTCCGAAGGCACAATCGGGGCTTGACTTAAGCGCGTTGTTTGCGTTATTGGCGATGAGCCAACAGCAGCGCCCTGCTGCAGATCCCTACCAAGTTGCGCAGATCCGAGCGCAGAGTCCGTTTGGCAGCATACTTGATGAAGAACAACCCAGCATGGAAGACTTGCTGCAACTGATTGGAAGAGGTTGAATATGGACGAGTACATCGACAACTACGTACCTGATGAGCCATCTGGTTACGGTGAAGAAAACAATCCGTTTGACCCCAGCAATCCATACGGTGTTTACAGTAATTGGGGTGGCGATACGCTGTCCGCGATGGGTGCGGCCAATGATACTAACCCCGCGCCGATAGGCTGGGACAAGCTCCTCGCCAACCTCAAAAACTTCGGCAGCAAAGCCGGTGACTTCGCCACCAGCAACCAAGGCATCATGGCGATCCTCGCCGCGTTGGCAGCCTACGCTGACCGACAAAAGCCATCCGGTGGTGGCGTAGCCCAAGCCTACGCTGGTCCCAAGCCTGTCACGCGCACGATGACCCAAGGGCAGTACGGACCCATTGCTCGGTACGCAGCCGAAGGCGGTCTCATGCAGGCTTACGCCAACGGTGGCAAGGTGCAGATGGAAGATGGTGGCTTCGTGCTGACCAAGCGTGCGGTAGACGGCGCTGGTGGTCCTCGGGGTATTGCACAACTCGTCCCAGGTGCGAGAATGATTGGGGGCCCACCGGACCCCACAGGACGCAAAGATCTCACCCCCGCAGTGATCAACGGACCCAACGGGCAGACCCCAGCACGACTCTCCAACGGAGAAG